ACGCTTTAGAGGAAAGTGATGATGAAGAGGAATTTGAAAATATGAATGATGATAAATTTGTTGATTTAGAAAAATGCGTTAAAATGGAATGTATTTTTAATAAGAAATTTAATAAATATGTTCCTATTAAAGTTGTCCATAATGGAATTGTTACACAAAAGCATATAATAGATTTTAAAAAATAGAAATATACTTTTTTATAAGAAGTATATATATATGTCAATACTTCAACAATCCCCAAATGTAAATAGTCCAAATGCCCATTTTAGAGACCCAGGTATGTCAAGTAAAGTAGGAGCTGTATCCGGCTGTGGAGCTGGAGATAGTGCCTTATCATTACAACAAAAAGGTCTTTATGAAATGTTTAAGACTGGAGGTAGAGGAAAAAAACACAGCAAAAGTCGTAAAAGAAAATACAAAGGTGGTAATGGTTATGGTTTTTCTAAAGACCAAGTGATTGCTGGCACTTCTGGTGTTAATGGTAATGGTTCTGTTCATTTAGCCGGATTTTCTCGTTATCAAAATAGTGGACAAAATGCCGTAACCAATATGAATGCTTCCAAACAAAGCGGAGGAAGTTCTTCAGGTTATTCATATGGAACTGGAGGTTACCCATTTTACTCCTATAAACCATCTCCTGGAGAAAACCTTTCTGTTTTTGCTGGTTCAGGATATCCTCCAATTTCTAGAGGATTAAATAGCCAATGTGGTGGAAAACGAAGAAAATCAAGAAAGGGTTCCAAGAAGAGAAAGGGAACTAAAAAGAGAAAGGGTTCCAAGAAGAGAAAGGGTTCCAAGAAGAGAAAAAGTGTCAAAAGAAGACAGAGAGGTGGAAGTGGTCAATTTATGAATAACATAGCCAATGCGCATATCTATTCTACAGGAGCTCCTCCAGGTTTAGATCATACTGCTTCAGCATTAGCTAATCCTCCTCCTTACACACCAAAAAATGATTGTTTAAATACTTGGAAACATCTAGGTGATATGCCTCCTTATAATGAAGTTTATAAGTAAATAATCTATATTTTTATTAAACATACTCCTTTTAATGGTTGTTCTTTCTTTTTAATTTTTTTAATACATTCATCATTTTTTAACGGGTCGTATAATGTTTCCCATTTATCTTTAAAATAATCATCTCTATTTGATGAAATAATATGATATTTTTGTTTAATATAATATTGTTTTCTTTTTTTCCATTGCTTTTCAAATATATCATGTGAATCAATAATATCTACTACCAATGGACTAGTATGTTTTGTTCTTAAGATTCTTCCCACAGACTGACAAACATCTGTCTTAGGTGATGCCATAATTAAACTAGTTAATGTTTTTATATCTAATCCTTCTGATGCCATTGCGTATGTAGCAATAATAACCTTTTTACTTTCACTTTTCTTTAATTCTTCTTCTTTCATTCCTCCAATATAATAGCCTACTGTAGCAATATTTCTATGTTCAATAGCTTTAAATAAATAGGTAATTAAAGTTTTATTATGAGCTAATATCATTATTTGTTGTTCATTATTTTTACTAAGTTCTGTTTGTAATACTTTAATTATAAACTCAGACCGATGATTGTAGTTACATAATTTTGAAATCATTGTGCTATATAACGGATTTCCTCTATAATCATATTTCATTTCATTAAATTCATCGTCTTCTACAGAATAATTGATTGCCTTCACAATTACTTTATGTTCAGATGTATTACTTTTTTCTTTATGAACAACATCACCTAGAAACATTTTAAATACTTTTGTTAATCCATCTTTTCTTTGCATAGTTCCTGATAATCCGAGTGTATAGTTTGTTATTGTTCTCATCATACATCTACTGAATACTTCAGCACCAAGATGATGGGTTTCATCATATATAGAAAGACCAAAACAATCAAATAGGTCTTCAGGGTATTCTTTTTGTGAAAGTGATTGTAACATTCCTATAACAATATCTTTATTTTCAATATCAATTATTTGTCCTTGAATTTTTCCTACTCTAGCACTTGGTAAGAATTGTTGAATTCTCTCTATCCATTGATTTAAAAGGAATGATTTATGAACAATAACTAATGTTTTCTTTTTCAATTTCGCAATTATATCCAATGCCATTACAGTTTTTCCTTTTCCAGGGTCTACATCTAATAATCCACCACCACTATCTTTTACAGCATTAATATATTTGTTAACAATATTAACTTGATATTCTCTCAATTCTCCTTGAAATTCTAAATTTATATCTTCTCCTAATGATAATTTATTTTCTGTAAAGTCACCAAAAGTATTAATACCAAAATATCTTGGCATATAAAATTTTTTAGGTGATTCGCGATATACAGGAAATGCTTCTGGTTGAACTGGCGATTTAGGGACAAAAGCCTTTACAGTTAATTCATTTCGTATAAATAATTCCTCTTTGATTGTTAAATCTGATTTTAATATTGAATATCCTTTTTTTCCCAAATAGCTCATTATTGTATTATATTAATTATAATGGATTATATTTATTCAATTTTTATTAAAATTATTTAGAAATGGTATTTGAAATAAAAAAATATAATAATATGATATATGGAACCTTATCAAATATTTCATAAGAGTCATCGTCACCAACTATTATTATTAGGTGTTCTGATTTTATACATTGTGTTAAATATTCAAACTCCTCCAACATTAGCTCATTTAATTGATAATATTTATGGCAATATTGCTGTAATTTTATGTGCGTTTTATTTATTAGCTAATTCTAATCCTGTTGTCGGTGTTATTGCTTTATTTGCCGCTTATGAATTAATTAAGAGATCTAGTTATTCTACTGGAACTGCTGCTATTAACAAATATTTACCAACCGAAATGAAAAAGGGCGTTCACCTCTCTGCTTTTAATCAATTTCCTGTTACTTTAGAAGAAGAGGTTGTTAAAGATATGGCACCACTCATTAGCAGTGGAGGACCCAACAGTCTTCATTACAAACCTGTTATGGACAATACTCATAATGCTATGAATGTTCACGATACTACATCTGTCATTTAAAAATCAAATTAATTATTATTTTATATTAATTTGATTATTCTTTTTTTAATTTCTTAACAACATAATCCCAAGCATATGATATTCCAACTGCTAAACCTAATGCTAAAATTACATATAAAAATGGTTCGAGTTTTTCCATATCAATCTCTCCTCCCATAGAACTTGTATTTGTATTTGTCCCACCAGGTCCTTCTTGAACCAATATTTGTCCATTAGCATCAACTGGTTGACAATCTATATAGATATCATCTCCATTTTGCTTTGAATTTGCTCCCTTCTTATTATAAAAAACTGAGTTTTTTTTAACTGTTGTAATTGTATTTTTAATTATTTTTTTAAGTTTAGTTAATCCTGTAGAACTTATATTTAAACCGTCTTCTTTATTGTAAACTATATATGAATATTCTCCATTACATGGGTCATATGGTAATGTTCCACTATAAGCAAAATATCCTTTTCTACTAGGAACAAAATTATCTAAAGAAAAATTAGCACTTGAATTAGTAACTGATTCATTTACATTCGGGGTTCTTAAGGCTGCTTCCTCTATTAATAATCCTAATTGTGTGGATCCTTTATCTGTTTTTCCACCTGAAACAAATGGAACACATACAATTAAATTTTTTCCAGGACCATTATGAATTATCATTATTTCACCATCCGTATGAGCGCCTCCAAACTGATGTAATGAAGGTTGATATATTCTTACTTCTTGAACAGTATAATTTTGGTCATTATATTTTACTGGATTTGCTTTTCCTGAATAGTTTAACGATAAATAATTATCTTTATTTGTCATATTTGGGGAGTATGTTCCATATTCATAATTATAGTCACATTTTAAAACACATGGACCAGTAATACCTTTCATATCTATATTTACTGGTGATGTCGCATTCGGACATTCAATTATATTAATTCTAGTTGCCATTAATATATCTTAATAAAATAAATAACACATAATACTTTTTCTTAAAGTATTATATATATGAAACTTTCTAAAAATAGATTACATAGAATTAAAAGGAAGAAGAACGGTTCCAAAAGAAAAAAGGTTTTTAGAAAAAATAAAAGAAGTCATCAGAATACTCAAAAAAAACATCATAGACATCCTAATCTTAAAAACAAAACTCTTAAAATATATGTAGGAGGTGCTGATACTATCCCTAAGACCACAGCGAAACCTAATTTTGGTCCATCATCTAGTAAAAAAGAAAATAAGAATCCAGGTTGTGCTTATAAAGATAAATTACAGTTTGCTAGTACATTAATAAAGATTAGTCAACTGGATAGAGTAAACTGGGTTAATAAATATTTTCAGGTTTCTAAAAATCAAAACTGTTTAGGTGATGCTAAAGCGGCGCTCCAACTGTTACTTAAAACATATTATAATAAAACTAAGGATGCTGATGTAACTAAAACAAGAAATGTTAGAGAATTACTTAGTGTATGGAATGGTAGTGCCGAATTAGCAGCTATGCCTAGAACAGAAGCTGATAAATATAATATAGATTATTCAAATATTACAGGAAAAACAACTGGTGTCACCAATCCAAAAATGTCCGGTAAAGAATTAAAGGAAGAGTATGCTAAGGGTGAAAAAAACAGACAAACTATGGATAACATGGATGACGAGTCATTAAAAAAATCTTGTCAGGCTATTACATCTAAGATAAAATTACCAAAATCAGATGAAGCTAAAGTTGTAGCATTATCAAATGTAATAAAAGCAAAGTATTCTAAAGATAATGATGCGCTCATCAAAGCCGGAGGGAAAGTTGATATACCTCAATTTGGAAACAATGTTTATAAGGTTGATATAACCAGTAGAGGTGATTGTCTAGGTGATTCAGTAGTATTTGATATTCTATTTAGTGAAAAAGGTAATTGGAAAAATATACAAGGATGGGTTCCTGAAGAGAGAAAGGATGGTGGAAAAGTTGGCTATCTAGGAAATTTACGACAAGTATTACAACATTATGTTTGTGCCAATAGTCAACAAATTCTTAATGATACATCAATTACTAAAAATCAATTAGATAAATCATTAGCAAGACTTGATAATAATAATCTTCCTGCTAGTGGAACAAAGGATTCAGCCGGCTGGTTAACAGATACTGAAATATCTTTATTAGCCAGATTATTTAATGTATTTATATTTATTTACGATGTAGATAATAAGACAATAATGAAATATACTAATACGGGTGTTGGTAGTGTAATTAATGAAAGCAATTCTGATATGGGTAATAAAGATACTAGTATTTATATATACAATCATACAGGAACACATTATGAAAGTTTAATTAATTTACCAGCTGATGGTTCCAAGTCTTCATCAACAGAACCGGCACCAGCATCAACTGATAGTTCCAAGTCTTCATCAACAGAACCGGCACCAGCATCAACTGATAGTTCCAAGTCTTCATCAACAGAACCAGCACCAGCACCAGGACTAGGACCAGGACCAGCATCTAAAGATGCCGCTGAGAATCTTAATAAATATGATTGTGACCCAGATAATCTAAATATTGATGTTCCAGACACTAAAGAAGAATCTAAACAGAAATTAAAAACAATAGATGATAATTTCATTGCTTGTATTAACAAGGGTCCCAATGAGTTATCCCATATAGAATTCTTATTGAGACGAGATGAATTTCTTGATGCTTATGAAAAAAAATTTGGAGAAAGACTTAAAGAAGGTGAAATAACTCCAACTTGTAGTAAGTTATTCGAAAAAGAAGAGCTTGATTATAATTTTGTTCCTATTAACAATAAAAAAGAAGCATTGGATAAAATAAAACGATATGATACATTACTTTTAGATGAAGGACTGAAAAATAATGCTGA